AGGTGGGTGGAACTCTGAGATTTGTTGATACTTCAGAGAACAACACCTATGAGGATGAGACTATTGCCTCAGTTCAGTACGCTGCAAATACTGTTACGGTAGCCACCGCTCCTACAGCCTCGTTTAAGGCTAATGAAGACAAAGTCATTATGCGGAAGAAGTTTATTGGTGATGATAAATTCCTTATGCTCTCTACAACTTCTGGTGATAACCAGCCTATAGCAGAGTTCATGGAAGCTCCTTACGGAACTTCTCGTAGGTGGGGAAGATATGCTGATACCAAAGACGAGTGGGACCCGGAAGGACTCTGGCTCCGTGTTCAAGACAAGGGCCTCCCTGTACTGTATCATCCGGATACGATTATTCAGATGACAGTACGTTAATAGGTTACTTGAAGAATATAATGGTACTGCTGAGCCAGGTTTGACATAGGGGTGAGATTAATCTCACCCCTATATTTTCAATCCGTGAGAGGAGGAATTAAATGAAAGTAACTGTGAACTGTGTTTTACTAATCGGAAATAGGGAAAAATTTAATCCTGGCCATGTATTTGATGGTTATCTTGAAGATTTTCCAGAGGATATCCAGAACCTTGTTAAAAAGGATAGTAAGTTTTTGACCGTTGTCCCTGATTTAGCACCAAAATCCAAACCCGTTAAGTCGGTGGAAGAAGCAGCCGTGGAAGAAGCAGTCGTGGAAGAAATAGCCGTGGAAGAAGCAGTCGTGGAAGAAGTAAAGGCCAAGAACAAGAAGCCTAGAGCTAAATTGAAATCCAAGACGAGGCCGTAAAGATGGCTATTGCTAACCAAGCAGCTTTAATAGTGACTGTCAAGAATTTGATGGGCACCTCCTATGATAAAATTTCGGATAATGGGTTTATTGGTGCAGCAACCCAAACTGAAATAGAGCTTCAATGGAGTTATCCTATTTCAGTAACCGGCCAAGAGTTTTGGATGGTTGAACGCTGTCGTAGGCACGCTATTTATATTCTGATGGTTGAAAGTGCAGACAAGTTCCAATATAAACTGATTCATTTGGAGCACCGCTTTAAGAATTATATTCAACTTTTGGAAAATATGGATGCCCTTTTCTACAAGGCGATTGAAGACGATCCAATGGATATCTTTGAAGATATCGGAGGTTCCTTCTCTGATTTTGGGTATCTAATCACCAGTGGGTTTATCTATGATTCTCTCGGAAGGGATTGCACCTATATTAATGAAAGAGTGATTCTTCCTTAACTACTTGGGGTGATCTAATTGTCCATCGGGCCAGATATCAAGGATGTCCTAGACGAACTGGGAACAACTTTTGTAATTCATGCCACCGACGGCTCAACTACTCCGGGTGGGAAATTGGATTATGATACATACCCTGAACATTCTTCCGAATTCATCAGGCAGTTTTTCTATACTGTAACCTTATCTTTCACAACAATAGTTGCCAAGGGAGATATTATTTCCTTCAATGGCACTTATTTCTTAGTTACCAATCTTACTCCAGCTTTATTTGAAGACGGTATAGTTGATTACACGGCTGTTTTATTTCGGTGTAATATACTCAACGGGACAATCCAGAGATTTGATGCTAATCCAGCGTTTTCTGCTGATTATACAAGAGAGCCTAACTGGTCTGATATTTATACTGGAATTCATGCTCTTCTGACTGAAGACCGTTTTGGTCCGCGTTTGGAGGAGTTCCAAGATGTATTAGAAGTTCCAATTGAAAAAGAACTTTTGTACATTTCAGGGGAGTACGACATAAAGATTGGAGATCGGTGGAGAATATCAGCCACCGAATACTATAAGATTGAGCAGATAAGTACTAGAAGACTTGATAATGTAAATATTATGCAGCTTTCCTCGGATACAAGGTTATGACCGCAGCTTACGGAAATCTATTATCGATTGGTACAAAATCAATCTTTGAGTTCTCAAGGCAAGCGAGAACCATTTCTGGGAAACTTGTAGGTTTGGAGAAATCAGAAATGCGGTGGGGTGGTGGCGGCGGTCGATTTACTCCGCTTATGGCTGCTGCAGCCGCTGCATTTGTAAGAGATAAGATCAGATCAGGGGGAGAGGGTCTACCGGGACATGGGGGACATACTAAATATCCTATTTCAGAAAGATGGAAAAAGGCAAAGGAAAAATACGCTAGATCATCGGAACTTCCACTTGGTCCACATTACGCTACAGGAGCATTGTACGAAAGTATTAAGGTATTAAGTCGGCGTGCCCGTAGAAGTAGGAGGTACGCTACTGTTGGTGTAAGTTCAAAGGTTTCCGTACCTCATTTTGGTTATAGAGGTTATAGCCCAGATAGAACGGTGAATGTAGCCAAGTATGCACATAACATTGAAGTTGGTTCTGGCAAACCGCGGCCCTTAATTATCAGTGCGATTATTGCTTTTGCAGAGCAAGTATGGCCCACAGGAAAGAAGACTTTGCAAAAGGCGAGAGACAATTATTTGAAAAAGAATTTCTCTGCTGTGGCTATTAAGCAAACTAGGTATAGGGATACTGTTGAATCAGATATAGAAAAGGCAACCAAGAAAATGATCCGCACCCTTACTACTGAGTGTGGTTTTTCTCGGGCCGCCGCAGTGGAGATGGCAAACGCCGTGAAAAAATGAGAGTCTTAAATATTGTACCAGAAAAAATCCATGTTACGTTCTCTATAGATACAGATGAATTGGCTCTACTGCATAGAGCTTTGAATATGTGTAAAGTGGAGTTTAATGGGAATGATCCACAAGATGTGGATAGTAAAAACTTTTTTATCAATGATTTTTCCAAGACAATTTCAGATTTAGTCAAAGAATTATTGGAGCATGAAAACTAATGGCTTTAGACCCTTCACTTTCTGAGGCAGTAATTAGGCGGTCTATCCGAAAGTATTTCGTAGACACTTTTTATACTGGTTTGTCAATTGAGATTTTCTTTGACAAAATTGGTAGAGTGCCCGAGGTTTTGGATGTAGAAATTGACCGTTGGATAAGTGTTCAATTTGATACGTTGAATCCAGAAACTATGGCTTCCGGGTTTATCCAACTCTGGCTGTTTACTCGCAGAGATACTGATTTTACGGAACTTGCACTACTTAGGGATATTGTCTTTGAACACTTAATTGATTTGACTCAAACTGATGGCACAAAACGAATTGCTTTATATGATGCTAGTTGGAACATTGTTGGTTGGGTATTGTTGCAGCCACAGACTGAATGGGGGCCGGAAGAAGTGGAAGATGGAACCAATGCTAAGGTACTTCCTATTACCATACGCTGGGGATGCAAGTAATGAATAATAATACCAATGTTTCGATTTTCTGTTCAGCTTGTGGTAAAAAATTATTGGAACGTCTACCGAATGGAATATGGAAATTTCAATTTGGGAAACGGGAAGGTAGTGTTCCTGTTGTTGATATTGAAATACAGGGGAGTCTTAAAATGCAATGCTTACGCCGCTCTTGTAGACATATAAACATTTTGAACTATTTTCCATCTACAAAAGAATAAAAAAGATTTTTTTCAATCCTCGTTTGAGGAAAGGGTAAGTGCATAATTAAAATTTTATTACTTTGGAGGTAATTATTATGGCTAGGAGTGGTCCCTCTGTGAAGAGGTTTATATAGAATTAAAGGGATAGGGTAGCTCCCGAAAAGTAGGTTCTCCACCTGCCTTCCCTTTATTCACTTTGGAGATATTGATTGGAGGTCAATATGGGAGTTTGTAAGGTGGATTGGTGCAATGAAGAGGTTGCAAAAACAGGATTATGTAATCGGCATTATTTACAAATGCGTAGACATGGGAGGATTCTTCCAATAAGCCGGAATAATCAAGCTCCTCAAGAGTTTGAATTTTCTGGTGAAGATTGTTTGATTCATTTATATGGAAGAAGTGGTTCCAGAGTTGCTACTGCTGTAATAGACGCTGAAGACTACGATCTTGTAAAGGACTTCAGATTTAATTACCAAGGAGAACGGTATGTCCGAGTTTGTGGGAGGTGCAGATTTAATTTTTTGCATCAATTAATTCTTGGCAGACAATGGGTAGACCATATAAAGGGTGATTCTCTGAATAATAGAAGAAGCAATCTTCGGTCTTGTACGAATCAACAAAATCAGTTTAACCAGAAACCACAAAAGGGCAGAACTTCAAAATATAAGGGTGTTGTCAAACGGAAGAATAGAGCAAAGTATCAGGCTCGTATTTGGCTTAACGGAAAGGGTATTTCTCTTGGTGCCTTTTCCAGTGAGATAGCTGCTGCCCGAGCTTACAATAAAGCGGCCCTTAAATATTTTGGTGAGTTTGCCTGTTTAAATAAAATTTTATTATCTAGGAGGTAAAATATTATGGCTAGGTCGGGTCCCGTTACAAAAGACACCAGTACCGTTGCCTTGGGGTTGGCCCAAGTTAGAATTGGTACTTCGGCTACCAATATTGCAACTGCAACTTGTGTTCTTACATCGTCTGATTCCATAGGAGCACTTGCGAATACCAAGTTTCTTGGTAACGTAGATTATTGGAAGTTGGAATCAGGGTTTCCGTTGTTAGAAGACTTATCCATTCCATTGCGTGAATCTGCGGCTATGGAATGTGCGTTTAAAGAGGTTATTCCATATAACCTTGCGCTTGCAAGGGGAATTGATCCCTTGTCGGCAATTAGTTCAACTTATACTTTTTTGGACTCCCTTACTGTTGGTGGTGGAACTGCCGGGTCTATTACTGTTGATGATCTTGGTGGGGTTGTATCGGATCGTATGACAGTTGTCTTTACGGATGCCACAAACTATAAGGTTTACGGAGAGAATGAAGGGTACATTGGTACTTCTTTGATCTCGGCTCTTTACGAACCCCAAAATGGTGCCCAGGATTATTTCAGCATACCGGCGAATTTCTTTGACGCTAGTTGGCTTGCTGATGAGCATTTTTCTTTTCAAACTACTGCGGCTGTAGCTGCTGCCGGCGGATATTCGAATGTTCATACGGGTTCGATTGGCTTGGGTGCTATGGTTGCCCCTGCGTATATGCGTATGGAGGCAGTTTACACCTATCCGAATCAGACTTACAAGATGTCCATAATTTTTCCGCGTGCGAATGTTACAAGTTCTGTTGAACTGGACTTTCAAACCGAGGATAATGTCAATGTCCCGCTTGTTATAGAGGCGAAAAATGCTTCCTCGGATGTTGATGGTGGGGATGTTGCATGGGATTCCATGGGCCTGGGAGTTGTCCTGTTCGAAGCTGTCTAAGCCGTGTATTTTTGAAAGGCTTGATTAGATTTGACAAAAGAAATCTCCAGGGTTTAAAACACCCTGGGGATTTTAAACCCTCGAAGAATCGTTTTTAAGCTCTTCAATCACTGAACTATAGTGAGCTATCAAAAATCTAAAAATTAAGCTCTCCGTGCATTCTGTGTGCAGGAATGGCTTTAATCCTACTTAAAGGAGATGTAACATGGGAAAATTGAACCCTCAGATAAGAACCATTGAAGTTGGCAGGAAAACCCTTCGGCAGATCACTATTTATCCCCTCTCGATGTCCGATCAGTTCCGCACGACCGATTTAATTACCGATTTGGTAACCAAAACCCAGAATTTTCTTGAAAAGACCAAAGAAGTTGAAGTTGACGAATCCAAAGATAACCAAGATAATCAAGATGCTTCGGTAATCAAGGAAATAGTTTCTTCAATAGAGACAAATCTTGTTCATATTTTGGATTTTATTGTAGATGATGGTTCAATTAAATTGGATGATCTTACAAATTTACAATTTTCGGAACTCGCGGATCTGATTTTTGATGTTAATTACGCTGGTGCAGCGGGAAACTTTCAGGGCCTTATCAACAAGATAAAGATGTTGTTACCGTCGATGAGGCCGTCACAGAAATTATCTCCCGAACAACCTATCGACTCGAACATTTCTTCAACCGAGGCTTTAGGGACGG